TATGGTAAAGAAGAATCCGTTCGTAATCTTGACCTATTGAAATCACCAGGTATCATTAAGGAATTAATATCATACAATAGAGATATAAACACAGACCGTGTATCTGCTCTTATTATGTTGATGATATTAAAGGCAGATAGGTTAAAGATGATTGAGAATTCTAAGCAGGCTAGTGTAAAGTCAAAGACTAGCTCTGAATTCTGGAGAAGAGCATATAGGTCTAATAAGCAAGCTGTATTAACTCAAAAAGCACTAAGGTCTATACAGCAATGAGATAAACTTGGAATAGTGATAAGTATTTGATAATATTGTAAATATTTTTACAGGAATGAATAGAATTGATAGTAGTCCTACTTACTTCCCAGCACAGAAGATACCGTGGTCCCAAAAGACTAAGGAATGGTATAAGCAGTGCATTGATGGCGGGACATTTATTGCTATACAGCAAAGCATAGACCGCCATAAGAAGATGGAGGTTTTAGAGAATTTAGATAATGATATAATTGACCAGGAGGAAATTGAGAAGATCTTCAATCCGATGGAATTGAAAGACGCCACGTTTCCTGCTGCTCAAAAGAACTATCCTTTGATTATACCGAAGATAGATCTCTTGCAGGGCGAGGAGATTAAGCGCAGATTTGACTTTGTCGTTAGGAGTCAGAATCTAGATACGCATCATACTCAGAATAAGGAGTTGATGAAGATGCTTATGGATATACTGATAGAGGAGATTCAGCGTGAAGGAGCCACTGAGGAGGAGATCCAGGAGAGGGTTGCTGAGTTCGCCAAGTATGCTAAGTATGAGTGGAAAGACATGAACGAGCTTGTTGCCACTAGGATCATACAGTATTTGTGGAAGCAGCAAGACTTAGATCTTAAATTTGCCGAAACATTTAGGCGTTCTCTAGTGCTCGGTATGCCAATCATGAGGGTAGAGATAGTTGCTGATGAACCAGTTGCTGAGCCGGTTAATCCAAGAAATGTATATACTATTAGGGGCGGTAGCTCTATGTATATAGAGGATTCTGACGCTATTTTTGAAATTACATATGAGCCTATAGGCAAGGTCATTGATGAATTCTATGACTATCTTACTCCTAGTGAGATTGATCAGATAGAGAACGGTTATAGGCATATTGGTAGTGATGGTGGCAGTCCAATCGCTTATCGTAATAGGATGCCTGATATATATTCCAATCTCGATCCAGGCGGTGGCGAAGGCTTCTTGAATCTATCTGATTTTAATAGGCATAATGACATATATGGTCTACCATATGATGATGAAGGTAACGTGAGAGTCATAAGAGCACGATGGATGGGTAGACGTAAGGTTGGCAAAGTAACCTATTACGATGAGAATGGTGATGAGCAAGAAAAGCTAGTGTCAGAAAAATATGTTGTTAAAGAAGAGCTTGGTGAGACCGTTAAATGGATATGGATTAACGAGGCATATGAAGGCACTAAGATAGCCAATGACATTTATGTCAAGTGTCAACCAAGAGAAGTTCAGATGCGAAACTTCGGCAATAAGTCGAAGTGTTTTCTTGGATATGTTGGCATAGATATGGGGAAATCCCTCATGGAGCGAGCAGAACCATATCAGTATCTATTTAATGTTTATATGCGTAAATTCGAGCTCTTAATGGCAAAATACAAAGGGCCTATTCTAGAGTTAGATATAAGTAAAGTCCCAGATGACTGGGAATTAGATATGTGGATGTATTATGCAGAAGCTATTGGTTGGGCTGTAGTAGATCCATTTAATGAAGGTAAAAAGGGTGCTGCAACAGGAAAGCTTGCTGGTAACTTTAACACTACTGGTAAAGTTTTAGATCCAAGGATTGGTGATGCAGTACAGCAGATTGTAACGATGTTGCAATATATAGAAAAGATAATATCTGATTTGACTGGTGTTAATAGTCAGCGTATGGGTCAGATAGAGAATAGGGAGACTGTTGGTGGTGTGGAAAGAGCTGTTACTCAGTCTTCTCACATTACAGAAAGATGGTTCTTCCTCCACGACCATTTCAAGAAGAAGGTATTATTGGCACTTCTTGATACTGCTAAACAAGCTTGGGCTCATTCTAAAAATAAAAAACTCAATTTCGTTTTAGACGATATGTCTAGAGTATTCTTAGAATTCAATGGAGAGGATATTGCTTCTACAGAGTATGATCTGTTTATATCTAATAGTTCTAAGGATCTTGAAATCAAGCAAGTTATGAAGCAACTGTCGCAAGCTGCAGTTCAAAATGGAGCTAGCCTAACTCTAATAGCAGAAGTCTTGAGATCTGATAGTGTAACTGAAATGACTAGAATCATTGATAGATACGAAACAGATAGAGCTGAGCGTGAGGCTAATCAAGCAGAGGCAGAACGTCAAGCTAAGTTAGAAGCGCAGCAGATGGCTAGTGAAGACAAGGCGGCAGATAGAGAGCTTAAGATTTACGAGATTGATAAGAGAGCTGAAGTAGAATTAGAGAAGGCACGTATCAATGCTGAAGCTAGAATGGGAGAGTATGATTCAGAGCTAGAACAGCGTAGGCTAGCTGATGCTCAAAATGCAAAGATGAAGGATCTTAGTATCAAAGAGAAGTTGGCTAATGATACTATTAGGCATAATAAAACCATGGAGTCTCTCAAGAAAGAAGAATTAAGTATTAAACGTAGGCAGGCAGCCTCTAAACCGAAATCATGAATCTACAACAAGTAATAGAAAAATTTACTAAGTATCCTAAGTATATGGAGTGCGGTGCAGGTAAGTTAAGCCGCAGATTTAGATGTTCTAAAGAAGACATTTATAAAGCAAGACGAATCGTTCGAGAGGAGAAGAATAGGGTAATTCAAGGTAATATTAAAATACTTGTTTTTGATATAGAGACAACTCCTACAATATCGTACACATGGAGACGATTCCAGGAGAACATCGGATTAGACCAGGTCATACATGATCCAATCATGTTGACTTGGTCAGCGATGTGGCTCGACTCCGATGATGTAATGTCAGACCGTCTTACTCCTGAAGAGGTTCTTAGTTTTAATGACTATAGGATAGTGAAGAGTTTATGGGAGCTTATCAATGAGGCAGACGTTGTTGTTGCTCATTATGGAGATAAATTTGATATTCCGATGCTTAATGCTAGGGCTATCATAAATGACATACCCCCATTTTCTTTTGCAGAAAGCATTGACACTAAACGAATAGCGTCAAAACACTTTAGATTTCCATCTAATAAACTTGATGCATTGGCGACATATTTTGGTTTTGAAAATAAAATCAAAACAGACTTTATGTTGTGGCGCAGGTGCATGGAGGGTGATAGTGATGCTATAAAAGAAATGAGCCTCTATTGTGATCAAGACGTAAGGATTCTAAAAAAGGTCTATTTAAAACTAAGGCCGTATATTAAGTCTCATCCTAACGTTGGATTGTATGTTGATACAAATAAGCCAGTTTGCTCACATTGTGGTAGCAGCAACCTGACAGAAGATAGGAGTTACTACACTAGGACTTCTAAATTTAAAGTGTTTAGATGCGAATGTGGTGCATTAAGCAGAGTAAGACAAAACTCTTTTAAAGGCCTTAAATCAAAAGATTTATTGGTGAGCAATGCCAAATAATCTAATATAGTCTATTAGACTATCTATTAAATTTGCATAGATTTTAAAAATTAACTATAATTGTAAACAATTTCAATATGGCGGAGAAGAAGAATAGCGAAAATTTTTTCGATGATGATTACACTTCTATTATATTTGATAGTGTAAGTGGATTGTTAGATGATGACGATTCGAATAATAATGTGCCAAATGATGATGATGATGGCAAGGCGAACCCAACGTCAAATGACGATAATGATCAGCAGCCGTTAAATGCAGATGATGGTAATGATACAGATGGAGTCGATGATGATGTAGACGGCGTCGATGATACTAATAATAACGATAATGATATAGATACAGGGGAGGGTTCCGATAATGATGGCGGTGACGATTCTTCTCCTCTTGTTCCATACGCTAAGTTGCTTGTTGATGAAGGAATCCTCCCCAATCTTAACTTAGACGAATTTGATGGAACTGCCGAAGGGCTTAAAGAGGCGATGAATAAAGAGATCCATGGTGGCATTGAAGCTTATAAAGCATCTCTACCAGAAGATGTAAAAAAGATTATTGATGGTTATGAAGTTGGAGTACCTTTAGAAAAACTACTTGAATTAAACAAAGAGAAGCTCAACGTGTCTACTATAAAAGAATCAGATATAGTCAATAATGAAGAGCTTCAGAAAGAGATTGTTCGTAAGTACTTCAAGAAAACAACCAGATTTTCTGACAAGAAGATAGAGCAGAATATTGAGCGCTTGTCTGATATTGGCGAATTAGAAGCGGAGGCGCTGTCTAATATTACT